TATTAGCCCGATGCACCATAATTGGCAGATGCTTTTTTTTAAGTAGAGCATCAATAACTACTACCAATACATTAAAAATTAAGGAAGATTCTATGAACCCGTTAATCTCAATTTCTACATGCTAACATACTAACACATTTTTTTTTACCTGACAATAACCCTATTTTTACCCTGTTTTTACCCTGTTTTTACCTTTGACTAAAATTCAATTAATCTTTGAGTTTTAAAATGTATTTCCAAAGCCCCTAGAATTCTATTTCTCATACTATAAGTACTCTTTAGTGAAATATTAAGTGCATCGGCTATTTCTTCATAAGTCTTTTTATCAAAATATTTCATCTGAATGAATGCATAATCTTTGTTATCTTTAACCATGTTCAAGCACTCATCTATCCTGAATATCATTTCTGAATATCGACTTATGTTGTTGTATATTCTTTGCTTCAACTCTTCTAATTGCTCGTACTCGCTTTTTATCTCATACCCATTTCCACCTTGCCCTCCAACCCCACAGCATTTTTTAAGTTGTGGATTGGCTAGACGTTCACCCTCATCTTTTATTCTTTTCTTGTACTTCGTGTAGTTGATTAAGATATCTTCGATTTTTCTAAAAATAATCTTTTGCTCCTGTGTTGCCATTATCTCACCTCTGTTATTATATTATCTATAATTTCTAAGTTTATACCTTCTGAAAAATATAGCTTTTGCATATACTTAGAAAATTCAATTTTCTTTGCTTCTAATTCTTCATCAGTCATACATTTTTCTTTAAAAATGTGACTATTTATTATCCTTACTTGATTCCCATCTTTTACTCTTAATTCTTGTAAATATTCAATCATCAATTCCACTCCTTCCCAATTCTTTTCATATTCTTTTGCCACTTTTCCCAGTAGCAGTTTAATATGTCATCTTTTGTGTAATTATGTTTATTAGTCAATTCCATTAAATCAATCATTAAAAACTTTAACCAATCATAATCAATATTATTAGCTTTTAAATCAAATATTATAGTTAAAATATTAGCCCTTTCTATGTAAATAGAATCTCTATTTTCAAAAAAATTATTTAAGCTTCTTTTTTCTATAATAGTTATTTGGTCAGTTGCTTCACAATAATTAACCATTTGTGCTAGAAAAAACCAAATATCAACAAGTTCTTCCAACTCCTTAGCTTTGTCGTAAGGCTTAGTTTTCCAAGTCTTATGGCTTTCAGGTGTTTCTTCATCAAATTCTATACATTCAGCTATCATAGATTTTTTTATATCTCCAAGCGTTCTTTTTCTAACATTGTTCAAGTTTTCATCTAAATGCTTTTGAAGATTCAATATATCTTCAAAATTTTCAGGCTTTTTAAATTTCATTATCTCACTTCCTCAATTGTCCTTTAGTAGTATAAGTAAAATTATTAATAAAAATATCATTATTATCATCCAATCTCTCCTGCTTTTACTTTTTCCCAAAACTCTATATATTCTTTAGATTCTAAAACTTGCATATCTCCGTCTTTGTGAGTAACTCTTATTTTTTGCATAAAAATCAATCCTTTAACAAATAACCCAAATATTCATAAGCTTTCTTATAATCTTCTATTCCGTTTTTCTTTCTAGCTCTCATTACATATTTGAGAATATTTCCAACACAAACAGCTTCTTTTCCTTTCATATCTTTTGTAACTTCAAAAATAACATCTTTTACTTCAATCCCTAAACCTTCTAGTATATAATGCTTTGGTGATTTAACATTATCTGCTTCAGAAGTTTCAACAGTTTCTTGAGTCTTGTTTTCAATAATTTTTAATATTCTATTTTTAAGTCTTTCACTAGCTTCAACTTTTCCAGATTCTAAATGTGATAAATAAGGTTGTGTCACATCAATTTTCTCAGCAAATTCCTTTTGATCCATATTATTATTTACTCTATATTCTTTTACTCTTTTTCCTAAACTCATTTTTTATCCTCCAACTTAAAATAGCCATTATTCTTGACACATATTTATTACTGATTTTAAAGTTTCTATTTGTTGCATATATTCATCAGAAACTTCATCAAAACCATTTTTTTCGTAATAAATTTCAAACTTTTTTTCAAATCTTTCTAGTGTTTCCTTAACTTCTGCCATACACATATCCTCTATATATTCAAGAATTTCTATAACAGAATAATTATTTCTTCTTATGCTTTCCTCAATTCCATCTCTTTTTAAAAATTCTTTAGTATCTTTTATTCTTTCAACTGCATATTCTTTTATTTTCATTTTATCCTCCTAAACAAGCCTTTAACATCATATAAGCATCTGCAACATCATCACTATCTGCTATTTTCCCTGTAAATTCATTGAATTTATTCATCATAAATTCTTTTTGTTCTTTTCTCTCAAGTGGCAAATTATCAAATTTATTTTTCCAAAACACTGCTGGGACTAATAATAAACCTATATTTAATTTTTTTAGATTATATGTAAGCATTCCTCTTATCTCAGATAAAATAGATAATATACTAGAATTTAGGCCTAAATATACATCCTCAATAACAACTAAATCTATTGCTGCACCTTTTATCTTTTTTGAAGTTTCTAATACATTTACTATTTCATTAACAATCAAATATCCTCTTTCTCTAAAATCGTCTAAATCAACTTTTATAGTTTTCCATCTCACTATTTTCCCTTTACAAGAATAAGCAATACCAACTGATCTAGTAGCTAAATCAACACTCAAAACATTTATATTTTTGATATTAGAAGGAATAGAAACTTGATTTTTAGGTTGCTTCACTAATCTGTTTCTTTCTTTTAATTTTAGTTCAGTTTGAATTCTCTTCATTTTCTTTCTTTGAACTATATCTATACAGGTTCCTTTTCTAATTTGATTGAGAGTGGCCATCTGAATATTCTTAGTTTCAATAAACTCAATATCATAGCAGTAATTAGTTTTTTCTTTAAATAGATACTTAATAACATAAAATTCTTCATCGTTTTTATTTTTAAATCTTTTATCTACTATTTCATTGACATCTATTTTTTTCCCCATATTTTTACTCCATTTTTATTTATATAAAGCTTCTTCATTTTTTCTATAAATCTTATATAAATTCCTTAAATACTCCTGTGCTTGTGGTTTTAAGTGTTCAAAATGCCATTTATGTTTTTTTACTAAATTTAGTAATTCTTGAGAAGAATTTGCAGATAAACACATATACCAGAACTCTATTATTTGCATTTTTGCTCCTTTTTATTTTAATATACCTATTTAGTATAATTTATTTTTTTCTTTTAATACCAATACTTGTATTTTTATTTAATATAATTGTTTATTTTTTTAGTATAAACAGGTAACCATTTTAAATATCCATTTTATCAAAAGAGTAACCTGTTTTTAAAAAAGTAACTTTTAAGGTAGCCCTAACAAAGCTAGATTTTACCTGCAAAGTAACCCGGTAGCCCTATTTTTTACTTTTCCTCGCGTAAGAGGGGTATATATTAATTTTTAACTATATATATATATAAATATATGTCTCTATTTTTCATTTTTTTTGGTTACCGGGTTACTATTCCCATTTCTTCTATATTTGAAGTGGCTACCTGCAAAGTTACTCGTGGTTACTAAGGTTACTATTCCCATTTTTTCACACTTTACTTAACTATTTTAAACTTAACAATCTTACAATTTTTAGTTTCTTGGCTAAAAGGATCTATTTTTATTTTCTTTTGTTCGTTGGTTGAAATAATGAATTCTTCTTCTATTAGCTGCTTTCTTAAAGTATTCATATCTAATAACTCAAGAGTAGAATTAGTTTTTCTTTTTTGCTCATCGATAGCTGTATAAAGAAGTTGAAATCTAGCCCAATGTTCCTTAGGAGTTGATACATAAAAACTTTCTAAATTTTCTATCCCTGCATCTTCAACTAATTTTAAGAGTTCAATAAAATTATCAGTAGTTGTATACTCTTTTGAAAAATCTGTATTTAAAAAACTTACAAAATTACTTATAATTTTCATATCTATCTTTAAAACTCTTGAAAGGGCTTTAAAACCTTTTAACAAACAATTTAGGTTATATAGTTGCCTTTCATCTTTTACTTTACTTAAAATAGTACTGTCAGTAACTATAACACCATTTTCAAGTCTATCCATTAGAGCAGTTTTACCAAGTTTTTCTAAAATATCAGTATTTTTGAGTTTCTTATAAATTTCAAAATCACCTTTGTTCTTTTTGGTAAGACTTGTACTTATCATTCTATTTTGAATACTCACATCACTTAATTTTGTTTCTCCCGAGATAATCAATGGAGTACACAGATGGAACTCAGCTAATTTATTAGTTGTATTTCCTTGATTTATAATCTTGTTATCATAAACAGATCTAATAGTTGAATATAAATCATTCATTTTCTCAAGTTGGAATTTACCAGTTATTTTAACCTCATCTATAGCCCAAGGTGTTATATTTGAGCAGCTGCTAAAACTTCTTATTTGGTGATTAGATAAGGTTGATAAACTTTTTATATTTTCCCTTCCACCAAATAAAATTCTTGAAATAAACTCAACATATTCAGTTTTTCCTATGCTCGTTGTCCCAGAAACTTCTAGGATAGGATAAGTTCCTTGAGTATGAAATCTACCTAATGCCCAGCAGATTCCTAATAAAGATTGATTTACATCACTTCTCATATGAATTAAATTTTTTTCAAGCCATTCTTTATCTTCTGTTGTCAAGGCTCCTATTTCAGAAATTTTTGTAATTTTTAAATCTCTTTTATCACAAACAACATCTGAATCTTCATCATAGTATTTACCATTTCTTATTCCATAGTATTCTATTTCTTCAATATACTTTTCCTGATTTTCTTCCTTTAACCAATCTATAAATTTTGGAATAGTTGAAGGACTAGCTAAATACACTCCCATAGCTTCAGCTATCCCTTTTATAGATAAAAGATCAGATATTCTAGCCTTAAACTTTCTCTCTCTTCCATTATTTATAGCTTTACCTATTAAAAAATTTTCAGAAAAAGCTTCTACCTCAACTAAGAAATTACTAACTCTAACAGTTTCTTCTCCGCCATAATAGTTATATCCACCATCATCAATTTTAAAATTTCTAAATCCAGTTTTTATTTGACTACATGATTCTAATAGATATTTATATACCTTATCTTTTCCATTTTTCACTAGAACTTCATTTACATCTTTTTTCTTGTAGAAATAAGTCTTATAAAGTGGAATTAATAAATCTCTTAATTCATGTACTATTCTTTTTCTTGCTTCTACTCCAGCTTCATCATCATCAGTAGCTATTATTATTTTTTGAAATTTACTAAGCCAATTTTTTTGCATTTTGATACATTTAATATTTGTAGCTCCAGAAGGCAATGAAACAGTGTTTTCTACTCCAGCTTCTAAAGCACTAAGTAAATCTATTTCACCTTCCACAATTACTAAATATTCAAAATCTGTTATATTTTGCCAATTTAAAAGATAGTCTAAGCAACTACCTTTCTCACTCCATAGCTTTTTATCTAAACTTCTGTATTTAATCCCAACAACTGTCTCTCCATTAGTAACAGGTATCATCATACTTTCATGAGTACCCATTCTATAAAGTTTATTGATATTATTTTCGTTTTCTATACCTCTACTTTTTAGATATTCAAGCCATTTTTTATTTAATTTTTTTGAGTTATTTATTAAAGAAGAAAAATCATAAATTCTCTTTTCTTCTGTTTTTTCTTCTATTCCACTAATATTTAACTCTTTTTGTATCTCTGGAAATTCACTTATATGTCCACTTTTTCCAGTTGAGTGGCACATATATTTTCCACTATTTACATTTACAGAAAAACAAGGATTATCTTTTTTAACTTTTTGGCAGACTGGACAGTAATCCAGTCTTGCCTCATCTCCATAATGCTTTATTTTCATTTTGATTCCCCTCCATTAAAACGGGAATTCTTCAGGTAATTCCTCATTCTTTTCTTCTGTTTTTTCTTCTGATTGATAGTTATTAGGTCTTTCAACAGGAGTAACATTTTCAAATTTCTTTTTAAATCTTTCATATATTTCTGGATTCTTTTTGTTTTGAATTTCATCAGCTGTTTTCTTACTCTGAATATCATAATATCCAATGATGTTATATCTTAAAAAATCTCCATTTAAACTAACTTCTACTATTACACCAATTTTTTTATCTGCAAGTGCTGGAATAAAAACTTTGTTTGGGCTTTCAATTGGAACCAGGTCCTTATTTTTTAATTTACATAAGTAAGTTAATTTATTTAATTTTTTTCTAGCATATTCATTTTCAGTTCCATCAGCTTTTCTAAAAAATTCAACTGGATAAAAATATTGTTCTTCATCAGTTTTTAAAACTAACTTAAGCCCTTGAGATTGAGATCCATTCTTTCCACTTATTATTAAAGCTTCCTCAATAGTGCAGTTATAAACTCCACTCTTATTTACTGTTTTACTACCTTCTTTAGTTTCTTCTCTTAAATCTTCTTCATTTTCTGTCCATAAATTCATAATGTTTTTCCTCCTATCATTAATTAAAATATTCATTTGATTTTTGTATCACATAGTTTAAGTCATTAGGAATTCTTAATTCATCAAACATTCCTTTAGGACTTTTACAAGTGTCGTTGCCATTGTTTTGAGTTCTAAAATAATAAACTCCATCTTCAATTTCTGTTGCTAAAACTATAGTGAATCTACCTTCCAATCCAACCTTATCATCAATTAATTTTCCTATAGTCTTTGCTTTTTTCCTTCCATCATCTGTAACTTCTATATGTTGTAAAAAGATTACATTTATGTCTTCTCTCATAGAATTAGCTTTATCAACTAAGTTATAGAAGTTTTGTCCTATCTCGGTAAATTTTTCAAAACCTTTTTCTTTAGCTCTTCTCATAAATTCATTTGCCATGATATATTGAGAATCATCTATGATAATATTTTTAATTTCTTTTTCTTTATCTAAAGTACTTAAGATTTTCATAATTATTTCAGGTCTATCACTTATAAATCTATTACCTTTTGGATTTTCTTTGCTTCTTAAAGAATATCTTTTTTTAAAACTTTTGAATGGTAAAGGTTTATCAACAGCTTGAATAATAAAAGTTTCTTTCTCGTTTAAGTTTTCAATGCTTGTAGATTTACCTGTTCCACTTTCTCCAAGAACCATTATCATGTTTGCCATATTTATCACTTCCTAATTAATGAGATTAATTTTCCAATAAGTTTCTTTGTTGCTTCTATATCTTCTAAGCTATCATGAGCTTTTAATTCAATCCCAAAGTGCTTGCACCAAGTTTCAAGTTTATTATTTTCTAAAACTGGTAAAATCTCAGCTATCTGTAATAATCTAATTGAGTACAAAGGATCTAACATAGAAGAATCTAAATAGCTAAATAAGAAATTATTTCCATGTCTTTGAAAAAATGCTTTCAATATGTCAACATCAAACCTTACGTTATATCCAGCAACAATAAATTTGTCTGTTCTATCATATTTATCTATATACTTATCAAGAATATTTATAAATTGTTTATAAACTTCTTTTTCTTCAACATATTTATCTGTTTTTAGGTCCTCTAATGTTCTTCCTTGAACTTCTAAAGCTTTTTCAGTTACTTCTGAATTTTCAAAAGGTTTTATGTAAAAATTAAATTTTTCTACATCTTTTTTATCAATTCTTATTATTCCTGAAAGTTGTATTAGTGCAGCTTTTTCTGGATTAACTCCACCTGTTTCTGTATCTATAAAAATTATCTTATTCATCTATCCTCCTTACTTTATATTTAAACTATTCTTTTCTACTATATTTGCACCTTGAACATTTTCTCCAGCTTCAATAGCTTTCTTAATTTCAGTTTTTGAGATTTTTTCTTTTGTTTCTATCTCAATAAACTTCTTATCTATTAAGCTTTCATCATAGATATTTACTGATTTTGATTTTCTTAAACTTAAATTTCCAAGTTCAGTTTCTATCTTAGTGATTCCCATCATTTCCATATTTCTAACTATGTATTCTTTTCTACTATTTATTTGATTAGAAATAGATTTTTTTAAAGCTTGAAGTCTTTTTATTTCTTCATCAACTCCATTTAACATTGCTTCAGAGTTTTTAAAAGATTTGATTATTCCTGCTCCTTTTGTTTGCAATTGTAATTTTAATTCTTGTTCTAAAATATCAATCACACCATCATCTTTAACTTCTCCAGTTTCTTCATCTATGCAACTTAAAAACAATTCATCTAAAGCTCTCATTTCACTTGTTATTTCATATAATTTCATTATTCTTCCTCCCATTCTAAATCATCATAAGCATATCTAACTGCTCTATCTATAATTTCTTGTCTTGATAAGCCACTTTCTTCAACCATTTCATCAACATATTCAAGAGTAGAATTTCTAACTCTTATAACTTCTGTAGTTCTTCCTGCAACTCTCTTTTCTCTTTTCTTTGGTAATGTAAACATACTCTAACTTCTCTCCTTATCTAATCATCGTTAAAGGCATAACGATATAGTCAACACTGTCTTTACTAAACTTAACAGCACAATTACTATTTTTTCCTGTTGCTAAATCAAACTTACTATTTTTAGTCCATTTGAACCACAAGTCTAAGTATTTACAGTCTAAATCAGTTACTAAACTTGTTCTATCATTCACTAGCTCCAATATTTCTAAAACTAACTTAGAATCCTCATTTGGATAAGCTTCAACAGTTACTCTTCCATTTTCAAACTTAAAGTATTTTTTGTAACGCTCTTGGCCAGCTAGAGTTTTTAACATCTTCCAGACTATATTTTCAGAAAAATTAATAGTTGGATATGCCTCAGAATAACTCTCATACTCTAAGTCTTCAACTACTTTAGATATATCAGGAACTTTTATATCCTTCATAGGTTCATACTCAGTTACTTCCATTTCTATTTGAACTGCGATTTTTCCATCTTTAAGTACAGCTATAGATGTTGCATTTTTTAGTTCTTCTAAAATGGGGAATATCAGAGGGGCATAAGTTCCAGATAAATCTTCATGAGTATCTTTAATAGATGCAAGTCTATATGTGTCAGTAAATCCAACATACTTTCCAGCAACTATCAGTCCTTTAAGTTCTCCAGACTTTGCAATACTTGCAAAATGATTTAAAATTTTTATATCATCTTTTCTTAAAACTAGAACTTGCTTTCCCGTATTTTTAGAATTGTATTCAGTTATATTCATTTCTTCTCTCTCCTTAATTCAGCTAACTTAATCTTAATTTTAGCTATGTTTAAACCAGTTTTTGTAAGTTCTGGAACAGAACTAATTAATCTACATTTGTTCAGCACTTTTAACTCTTCTCTTGTTACGCAAATTAAATTTTCTATGCTTAAATTGCTTCTATCACCATCAACAAAGATAATTACAGACCCTCTTGGAATCTTCTTTTTATGATGTTCTTCCCATACAATTCTATGTTTAAAAGCCCACCTTTTCCACATACCACCTTCATTAGAAATTTTTATGAGTGTATAACCTTCTGCATTAATTCTTTCACTTCCAATTGGTTTCCAATTCTTCGGCTTACTCCCTTTTTTGAAAGAAGTTTTGTTAGCTCCCGCATAACCTTTCTTTCCCTTATTCCAAGGGATAGAGCCTTTCTTAAACTGCCCTAGAGTTCCAGTGTGGATTTTCTTTCTACTAAGAAGACCTTTCATCGTTTCTACAGTTGTGTCTAAATTAAACTTATTGTTGAAAAGCTCCGTTATTTCTTTATATGTTTTCCCTGGAGTAACTTCTTTCAAAAATTCAATCATTTCATCAGTGTATTTTTTCATATTCTATCCCTCTAGCATTTTAGGTAGTTTAGCTGTTGCATCCAACATGTCGTCTTTAAACTTAGCTGCTTTAAGAGCTAACTCACCGTTACTAATAATTACAGTTGCGAGTTTTATCATAGTTTCGCTCCTACTAATTTCCTTCTCTAACTCTTCTTCTGAAATATTTTCTTTACTAAGTTTATCCATTTGTTCAAATAATTTTGAGTTTAGATCTAATAGATTATTACTCATTTTTTTCCTCCTATATTTTCAGTTTCCTCAGCTTCTTTCTTTTCTTTATATAACTTAATTGCCATACCTTTTGCACTGTAATTTCTAAGTCCAAGGACTTTTTCACGACTTCTTTTTTTGTAAGCTGCATTTTGCTTTGATTTTTCTCTCCAGTATTGCTTCTCACATACGGCTGAGCAATACTTAACTCTTTTATCTTTTATATCTGTGACATAGACATGTATTCCACAATAAGCACAAACAAACTCTCTTGGACAGTCTACATCAATGTAAAATTGATTGACTTTTATTCCCATTTATCCACATCCTTGCTATTTTCAAAAGATTAGTGTATAATTTAGGTGAAATATTACCTAAATATTTTCTCTTAAACATCTGTACAACTTTGGTCGGGAGTAGCAGATGTTTTTTCTTTTTTATAACTTTTTCCAGCTAAGAAATTTAGCCAATGAGCTTTTATAATTAAGTAAGCTCCTCTTTCATTTTCTTCATTTTTCTTTTTGTAGATACAGCCTGGAACCTCATTAGCACGAATTAGAGAATAAACATCATCTTTATTTAATTCTCCACCAGATAAGGCTACTGCTTCATCTACTGTTATCTTGTAATTTGCCATTTTACACCTCCTTTTTAATTGTTTAATTTAATTAACTGCTCTATTATGTTCATACATTCATTTTCAACAAAAGCTAAATTGTTACAAAGATCACTATGAATATGATTAGTGTCAAACCCAATATAATAAGCACCATCCCTAAATCTGTAACCACTATAAGTTAGTCCCCCGTGGCACTCAATATCGTTGATATCGTCATAGTGTTGCTCGAAATAAATATGATTTTTTGGGACTTCTACATATCCACAATACCAACTAGAAAATCCGTTATCTGTGTGAGTAATTACATAACTGGATCCTTTAAAAATTCCCACTTTCATAATTTCTAAATTCATTTTTTTATCCTCCTTTTAAAATAGTTCTTCAAAATCATAAAGTTCTATGTATTTGCAGTAGAACTTCCAGATTAAATTGATTAACCATTTTGCCTTATATTTAATTACATCTTTTGTTGTAGCTTCCATGTATTCAATCATTTTCTCCCTCCCATATTTCTAATATTTCTATTATTTTTAGAGCTCTTTTAAAATTTAATCCTTTAAGTTCTTCTCTATCCCAGTATTTTTTTAGAATTGTGCAATGTAGCATTTTTTAATCCTCCCTTACTTTTTAAGCAATCATAGTTTTATACATTTGATAAAGCATTTCTAATGCTCTATCTTTTAGTTCATGTTTACTATTTTCCAGAATGGCTTTCTTTTCTTCATACCATTTTTTGCGACATCTTTGTTATAAAAATGTTCACAGTCTATATCTAAGAAATCAAGTTGAGTTCTTTCTTTAAGCTCTAACAATCCAAATATTAATTTTGATTCATTATTTTTGAAATACAAGTCTTCCATTTTTTTTCTTCTCTCCTTATTTTGTGGTATAATATTTTTAAAATTACTTGTGAGGTGTTATTTTATGAAATCTGCTATTACTGAACTTTATCTTTTAAATAAGTCAAATGTTGATAAATCAACAATTGAATTTACAATTCCAGATTATTGTCCTAAATGCCATGCTCCATTTGTGCATAATTTTTCTAAAGCTATTATTACTGACGAAAAGAAAGTTGAAATTTTTATGTATTGTAACCATTGTTCATCTTCTTTCATAACAAAATATAATGGTTTTGTTCAGAATCCAAGTTATACTTCTTATGGAAATAATGCTTTTTATTGGGCTAGTAACCTTGAAACATGTGAACCAGTTTATCCAGAAAATAAATTATTCTCTGAAAAAATTGCTAATCTTTCTCCTATGTTTCAAAACATTTATAATCAAGCAAATACTGCTGAAAGCTACTCACTAAATGAAATAGCTGGGATGGGATATAGAAAAGCCCTTGAATTTCTTGTAAAAGATTTTTGTATACATTTTAATCCTGATAAAAAAGCAGAAATCGAAAATATCCTTTTAGGAAAATGTATCTCAACTTATATTTCAGATGAAAAAATTAAAAATCTTGCTACTGCTTCAACTTGGATTGGAAATGATGAAACTCATTATGTAAGAAAGCATATTGATAAAGATATTCAGGATATGAAAAAATTTATTCATGCTCTTCTTTATTTTATTGAGTATCAATTAACGGTAGAAGAAGCTACCACCTTCACAACACCATAATTATTTTTTTAATGACATCTTTAAGGTGTCATTTTCTTTTTTTAATTGTTGATTTTCTTCTAATAATTGTTGAATAACATCTTTTAATTTTTTTATTTCTTCTTCTAATACTTTTAAGAATTCTATTGTTTCTTGAAATTTATCCATACTCCTCCTTTTTGTTTTGTTTACTTTAAGTGTCTAAAAAGTTTAAAAAAATATTTTTTCTCTTTCTTTTTCATTAAGATTTAAAAGTTCAGATATTTTTTTAACTTCTGAAACCTTAAATTCATTTTCTCCATTAACTTTTTTTCTCATTCCAAAAGGACTCAAATTCAATTGTTTAGCAATCCAATTAAAACGATATCCACTCTCTTCAATTTTCTTCTTTAATAACTCTGTTCCAATCATAAGAAACCTCCTTTCTTTTTTTGTTTACTTTAAGTGTCTAACACAATATAACATATCGTTCTCTTAAAGTCAACATATTTTTTTAAAAAAATAAAAAAAAGTTGCTTTTTAGTGACTAATGTTATATAATTCAATTAATAAAAGCTAGGAGGTAAAATTTATGACACTTGGTGAAAAGGTTAAATTGAAAAGAGAAGAATTAAATCTTTCGCAAGAAGAATTAGCTGAAAAAATGAATTACAAATCAAAAACATCTATACATAAAATAGAGGTTGGAATTACTGATCTTCCTTTATCAAAAGTAAAAGAATTAGCTGCTGTTTTAAAAACAACACCAGCTTATTTGATGGGGTGGGAAGAAGATAAATCACAAGAAAAAGAAAATAATATTTTTTCTAAATTAACAGCTGAAGAACTAGCAAAATTAGAAAAATTTAAGAATATGTCAACAGTAATGTTTATGAATGAAGGGAACGATATTTCTGATGAAGATAAAGAAACTCTAGCAACAGCTTATGCAGAAGTATTAATTTCACAAAGGAAGAAGTGATGTGTAATGACTACAAAGTCTATAATAAATACTGCTCTAAAATTTCGTAAAGAATATGGTAATATATATAATTTAATAAAAGATAAAGGAATTATATTAAAATATGTAGATTTAGATAGTAGTATTAGGGGTTTATCAGTTGATAATGTTATTTTTATTAATTCGAGTATTTCAAATTTTGAAAAAGATTTTGTCATAGCTCATGAAATAGGACATTATATATTTCATGATGATTCTATAAGACAGTTTAGTAAAATAGAAGCATTTAAAGGATCGAGGGAAGAAACACAAGCAAATTTATTTGCTACTATATTTTTACAAGCTAAATATAAAGATTGTGATAATGATGATGAGATCCAAAAGATTATAAATTATGTTTGGTGCAATTACTTAAATTTTAAATAAAAAAATACCCCAGCAGTGATATTCGTAGTATCACTATAGGGGCTAAAAAGAGTGGTTATATCTTTTTGGTTCGTAACTAGATTATAACACACTCTATTTAAGTACGTCAAATTAAAAGGAGTGTGATTTTTTTATGAGAGCAGCAAATGGAATGGGTACTGTTTTTAAACTATCTGGAAACAGGAGAAAACCTTGGGCTTTATTAGGACCTAAATATTACAGTACAGAAGAAAAAAGATATAAGAGAGATTTTATAGCTTGTTTTAAAACTCAAAAAGAAGCTGAGACTTATAAACTAGCTTTATTTACAAATAACCTTGAAATGTTAGAAAATACAGGAGTAAAAATTGCTAAGAAAAAAGAAAAAGGAATAACATTTGAAGAGTTATATAGGTTATGGATTAAGTCCAAAGAAGATGTTAAACCAGGAACAAAATCAAACTATGAAACTAATTTTAAAAGAAGTAAAAAGTTATATGGTTTAGAAATAGCTAAAATTAATGGTATTATGTTACAAAATATTTTTTATAGTTTGGATCTGACTAATAGTACATTAAGATTATTAAGAAGTTTCTGGTCTAATATTTGGGATTTTGCAATTCTAAATGATATGGCAACTAAGAACTATGCTAAGTTTTTAAAATTACCAGTTCAAGAAAAAGGTAACAAAACTGGAGATAGAGAAAGACCAATTAGTAAAGAAGAATTACAAATATTATGGAATAACTTATATAATTATGATGCAGACAAGTATAGAATTACAGATATGGTATTGATTCTGTGTTATACAGGTTTAAGAATAAGTGAGCTGTTAAAAGTAAACAGAAAAAATATTTATCTAAAAGATTATTACTTTGAAATAGAAGCGTCTAAGAGTAAAGCTGGTATAAGAAAAGTTCCTATTGCAGATAAAATACTAGAGCTATTTAAGAATAGATATTTTAGTAAAGATAAACACTTATGGCAGAGACTTGATGGTTTAGAGTATGACTATGATTCTTTTGATAATCATTTTAGAATATTGTTTAGAGATATGGGCTTATCATATCATAGCTTACACGATACTAGACATACATTCGCAAGTCTATTATCAGATACTGTAGCAGATAAAGATGCAATTATTAAAATGATAGGACATTCTAGCTATAAAACTACATCTGAGGTTTATGTACATAAGAATCTCAAGAAATTAAAAGAAGCTGTTGATGAGATATAAAATAACAGTATATAAAATATATAGATATCATTAAAGTGTTTGCACTTTGTTAACATCTAATTCAAATTAATCCAATTTATCCTACACTTAAATTTTGAATTAATGGTATTTAGCATACTTTAGAAATCATATTTTAAAAATAGTTTAATTTCTACAAAAAAGCCCGAACTTGTAAAAAGTTGAGGGCTTTTTTGTTGGGGAAGGGTATTTTTGTTTGCACTTTGTTTGCACCAAATTAATTCTAATTTAGATTAATTTATATATAACATATGTTAGATAACAGACAAAATTTTATAACAAAAAAGCAGGATTTCTCCTGCTCTTTTTTTTAATTTTGTTTTGGATAGAACACATCAATTGTATCATATCCGTCATCTGTTTCTTTTATAACGTTTACTTTCTTCGGGAAATCACCTTTTAAAACTTCTGTTTGATTTTCAACGAATGATTTTAATTCTTCTAAATCTTCTTTATTGATATAGCCACATTTGAAAGTATCTATCATATCTTCGCTATCTCCTACGATTTTATAACTTTCAATTTCTACTAAATATTCCCCTGTTTCTTTTATAAAGCTTAACCCTCTTATTATTCTTTCTTCCAATCTTGACATTTTTAAAACCTCCATTTTTTTATTTTTTATTAAAATTTCTAATTCTTCTAATTCTTCAAATGTAGCCATTTCGTTTATAAAAACTCTAGCACGACTTTTATATGTACTATGCTTAGTTTTTTCTTTTCCTTCTTCTGTTGCTCTATATCTTTGATTTGCTTTGTTTTGCTGATCTTGGGTTTTATAACCCTTTCTTTTTT